GAACTCTGCTACGCGCTCCCGTCCCGCAACCTACGCCCGCTTCATCGTTATGTCCAGATGGCAACGGTTACGGTTCTGGCGGGCGACAAGTCCCCGATTCTCGACTTCTTCCACCTATACCATGCGCACAGTGGCGACAACATCTGGAACGGGTACGAGTACGTCAACCGTCATGGCGACACAGCCGGACGTGTGACCGAAAACATCATACGTAGCCGTATCGCACGCGCGTCCCATGGCAAGCCGGTTGCGGAACCGTTGGAACGTACCGCGTTGCGCCTGCTCAAACGCGCGGGGCGCCCCGAACTGTCCGAACGTTACGCGCGTATCCGCAAGCATATCGCAGCCATGCGCGGCAACGCCTGACAAACCTTCGGGGCTGGAACGTCCAGCCCCACCATTATGGAAAGAGGAAACAACATGTGTGTGATTGTGACAGCCGTACCGGGTGCCATGCCCGAACCCGCGGATATTCTAGCCATGAGTGAGACGAACCCGGACGGGGGCGGTGTCAGCTGGTGGGACGGGGAGCGCCTGAGAGTGTTCAAGAACGTTGACCCGCTGAAAGTGGTTGGCTTCATCTACAGCCATTGGCAGCAGTTGCGTGACGCCCCGTGCCTGATTCATTTCCGTCTCGCCACGCATGGCGCTGTTGAGCCGCGCAACTGCCACCCATTCCATACGGATAGGGGCTATATTGCGCATAACGGCATCGCATACGATTATGAGATTGGCCCGTATGCGTCCGACTCCCGCAACATGGTTGACGCGTGGATTGAGAGCGGATACAACAATTCCGTGTTCGACGGGCAAGGGTATGTCGCGCTTATAACCCCCCACGGTTGTCTCAAGTGGCTTGAGGGCGAGCCGGTTGAACTCTCCCGCGGCGTATGGGTGTCTAACATGTGGTGGCATGTCTGATGAATTTTTCGGGCGTGTCGCAAGGCACGCCCTGATATAATAAACAATGAAATCAAAGAAATGAGGTAAAACGATGAAGCCGTCGGAATACTTTCCCGCCAGAGTCGAAACGTTCCTAAGCATGCTGCCCGATAGGGCGCTTGAAGCCGGAATCGACGTGATAACCGCCATAATCGTATACGACTTGGCAATCCCGTTCGCGGCCAAGGACTATCAGGAAGCGCTTGAGGCATGGCTGCAGGGACGCCACGAGGTATGGCAGAGCCGCATCGACGCGTATAAGGCGAACCCGGATGGCAAGAACCTTGCCACCATAGCCCGATACGCAATCAACGAACACACCCCCCACACCCAACGCGACTTCGACGATATTGTGGAACGCGCGTATAGGCTCGCCATAGACGAAACGCTTATCGAACACGAACTCGAAAAAAGGAGGAACAACAATGGCGAACGATAAACGACACGACGTGTTCAGCAGAATCGCGGCAGTGCAGCAGTCCGTGGAAGCGGTTAAACGCACGACTGAGGGATATGGCTACAAGTACGCCACGCTGGACAACGTTTGGCAGCTCGTCAAAAACAGCATGGAGGAACACGGCTTGGGCTGGACCGCGGTATGCGCAAGCGAGATAGTCGGCGCCGAAACTGACATGCCAACCGTCTACAACACGCTCACAGTAGCCGTCTATGAGTCCGCGCATGAGTGGGAAAACCTCTTGGACATGGTGAAGCATGGCGAGGCAGTGAGCAGTAGTTACACGTATCCAGCGGCCGCGGCCCAGCAGGTGGGCAGCTTCGAAACATACTATCGACGCTATGGGCTGATTCATCTGCTTGGACTCACAACCGTAATGGACGACGACGGCAAAACAGCCGCCCCCCTCCCCCGCCCCTCCCTCACAGAAGAATTCAACTAAAAACCGAAAGGAAGAAACAAAATGGCAGACAACATGCTCGAAATCGAAGCGGTAGGCGAAATCCGATTCGTCCACATCAAGGATAAGTATCAGTCCGACGCGGCGAAACAGCGCGGCATCGAACCGAACTACCAGTTGCAGCTCTCGTTCCCGAAGAACGGTGACGTGCATAAGGAACTCGTGGCGTCCGCGAAACAGCTGGGCGTGCGCGCCAATGGCGACAACCTGCGCTACAAGGACGGCGATTTAATCACCCTCAAGGATGGAACCCAGCCTCAGCGTGGAAAGTGGCTCGTCAACCTGTCCTCGAAGTGGAGGCCCAGCATCGTCGACCAGAACGCCAACGACGTGGAGCTGGCCGAAGAGCCGGGCGACGGCACGCTCGCCAACGTAGCGTTCAAAATCGGCAACACGAAGGAAGGAAAGCTCACCTACTTCCTGACCGGCGTGCAGCTGCTGCGAGTCGAAAAGAACAACACCCCCGCCCCCCACAAGTTCGGTGCGTACACCCAGTTGACCATCGGCGACGAGGGCACCGAAGAACCGGAACCGGAATTCTAGCCGGACATGAACGCGCCAATCCACTACAGTGACGACACGCTGATTGACGCGCTCACCACCTGCATGAACATCGACCAAGCCGCGCGTGCGCTCAACGTGTCGCGCGGCTGGCTGTTCCCGCACGCAAAACGGTTGGAGCGCGAAGGCAGAATCCTGCCGAAATCAATCATGCCAGCATATTTCAAACCAAAGGAAAACAAATGACGAAATTCCTAGACACCCCCCCCTCCGATAGTCGGGTGGGCAACGTGTTCAATGCGATGCTCAAACGCAACCTAGGCAGATGGGCGGAATACCACTCATACAACAAACGCACCACCGCGAACGCCGTCGCCTGCCATGTCCGCAAGCACCGCCCCGCATGGACGGAACCAACCGTCGATTACGCCGCGGTCACACGCCGAAAGGCGGACGGCACATACGCTGTATGGGTCAGCGCCGTACGCATCAAGGAGGACGCCGATGCCGAAACTGAATAACCACAAACAGGAACCATTGGAATCAGCCATCCAAAACCGTCTCATCAGAATCCTTGAACAGCAAGGATGGTACGTGCAGAAAACGGAAGGACGCTCACGCAACGGATTCCCCGACGTGACCGCCGTAGACACGCTCGGCAACGTGTGGTTCATCGAACTGAAACGCACGGTAGGAAAGCCAAGCCCAGACCAATGCCGCGAACTCAAAGCGCTCGCAGAACACAACGCGAACGTCATGCTCCTCTACGGTGCGAAAGCCATGGACACCGTACTGTTCTACAGAAACTGGGTTGATTTGACGAACGTGCACCACGACATCCTCATCGTCGATTCGGAAGGAAAAATGAGATGGACGAAAGAAATCTGACATACCGCGTCTTCAAAGACCGTGAGACATGGCTCAAAGCCCGTGAGGAGACGATAGGCGCGTCCGGTCTCGCGCATTTCATCGCCACCGGACAACTGCCATCCCCCCCGCCCGACATCCCCGCGGTACAGTCGGCATTGCGGTTCGGCAGCATTTGGGAGCCAATGCTCGTCAAACTGTACGCCGACCATCTGCAACTCGCCGTCGTCGCCAAGAACACGCCTGTCGAAAAATTGGAGAACGGACAGCTCGCATGGTATGACAACAGCTTCTACACTGACGGGCGCCTGCACGTCTCGTTGGACGCCGCATACCGCGACCACGGCGGCCTCCTGCACACCGTCGAAGTGAAGACCGGCAGCAAGCCATCCTATGCGTTCCTTAGCGCCAAACAGCGCGCCCAGTATGCGGCCCAAGCGCAGATAGAGGCCCGCATGATGGACACGGATTATGCGGAAATCATCTACGCGCAACGCCCACCGTCGTGGGAGACGTTGAACGCCGACTACATCACCGAACGAATCAAGGAAACGCTCGACATCGTAATCGTCCCCGACGTGATGGACGTTGGCGCATTGGAGAAGCATGCGGAGGAATACGAGCGTGCGGAACGCCCCACGGACGCGGACGATGGTGGACGACAACTGTTGGCCGAACTGCTGGAAGCGAAAGACCGGTACGAGGCGTTGAAGGAAAAGCTCACCACATGGCTGGACGAACACCCCGGCGAACGAGTGTCATGCGCCGGACACGTCGCAAGACTGGCGGAAGCCACGCGCACCACTACCGACTACAAGGCGTATTTCAGCCAGCATCCGGCCGACCTGACCCCATTCAGGAAAACATCGACGACCACACGCCTCAGCGTGGTGAAGGAGAAGAAAAATGCATGAGCTTATGACGAACTGCCTGTACCTGCTCGCCATCATCCTGTCCGTGCTTGGAACCACGGCGGGCATCCTTATCCTCATCGGTGTGGTCAAAGGCATCATCGACGCCATCAACCATTCGGAACACCACGATGAAAAGTAGCGTATCCGAATGGCTTGACGGCGACGCTTGGGCTGACATCGAGGAGATGCGCCAGCCCAAGCCGATGCCGCCCGCCAAGAAGAAGAAGACCATCACCCGATACGAGGATATGGCGCCGGAAAAGGTGGAGCATAAGCGGAAGCTCAAAAAGAAGTGGATGAACGAGAATCACGAGAAGATGCTCGACTATTGGGCGCGATACCGGAAACAGCATCGTGAGGAAAGCCGAGACGCATGCCGCAAATGGCAGGAGAAATTCAAGGCCGAACATGGCGTATGCTATCAGACTTGGCGCAGATGGCGTGAAACGCCTGAAGGACGCGAGCGCATAGCCGCATGGGAAGCCGAACACGGGAAGGAAACACAGTGAGGGCTTTCATCTTCGACGAGGCAGGAACAGGCAAGACGAAACGCAGCATGGACCTGCTGGACGATGCGGAGCATATCCTCGTCATCTGTCCGGCAAGCGTCGTGAAGACCGCGTGGCTACCGCAAATCAGCCAATGGTCGCACGGCAAGGCTCTGACCATCGACGACTACCGCAAGATTGGTTGGCCGGAAGACCACCGTTTCCTCGTGGTGTCATACAACATGGCGGGCAAGCTAGGTGAGGTGCCGGACGGTTTCAGCCTTATCGTGGATGAAAGCCACATGGTGAAGAATCCTAGGAGCGGACGTTCCAAAGTCGTGAAAGGCATCAGCGACCTTGCCAAGGACGTGCTGATGCTGACCGGCACGCCCGCTCCGAAGGATTTGGAAGACCTGTACGGGCAGACCGTGGTCATGTATCCGCACGCCAAGGACAGGATGGCCCTGTTAGGCGATTCTTGGCGCACTCTAGGGGCTTTCAGGATGCGATACGGTAAACCATACACGATGAGCGTGCAAGGGCGCACAGTGGTCAAATACACGTATTCCAAGCCCATGGTCGAGGAAGCGTGCCAGCAGTTGCAGAAGCTCGTATTGGACATCCGACGCGGCGGCAACCCGCTGCCACAAGTCGAATGGCTCCCGTCACCGAAAACCGAACAGGAAGACATGGCGCTCGAACAGTGGACGAACACCCACCAGCTCGCCGAAGACGTGTACGCGGCAAGCGCGAGCGCCGCAGCCGTCAAACTCGCCCAACTCGACGACGGCTTCGCCTACAAGACCGAAGACCGGGCAGAATCCTACTGGTTCGGCGTGTCCAAACTCAAAACGGTATACGATGAAGCCAAGAGACGCGAAGACCACACACCACTGCTCGTATGGACGCGGTTCAAAGCGGTAAGAGACGAAATCTACCGCACTTGGACGCCATGCACCGACGCGAAAACATTCCTCGCCATGACCGCTCAGGAACGGGCAGGATACCGGCTCATAGTCGCCAACCCGCAATCCATGGGCACCGGCGTCGACGGCCTACAGCATCTCATGAAAGACCAGATATGGCTCGACCTTCCATGGACATACGCCGACTGGGAGCAGGCCAACAGAAGACTGGTACGACGCGGCAGTCCCTATCAAGGACGGCAGCGCATACTCGTACCGGACACGCCATGGAACCGCAAGGTCATGGACGTGATAGAAGGAAGGAAAACCCTCGATGACATCATCAAGGAAAAACAATTGGGATGAAGTGATGGAAGGCGTCAACAAGGCGATTCCATCCGACTATCACGGGCCAAAAACCCTGAGCGACACCCTCGTCGACCCGCCTATCGTGAAAACCACAAACACCCCGACAGGCATCTACAGGCACATCGCCGACAACCTCGTCCGCGTGAACGACATGCTCAACGGGGAGAAAGCCAAGGAATACGGCAATCCGCGCGTCATGTTCCAAAACATTTCCAAACGATGGTTCGGCTGCGACGATGCTGAAGTGGACGTGGCAATCATGATGGCCGAACTGAAAATCGAACGCATCAAATACGACCTCAAAAAGGAAGACTCGTATCTGGATGCCATCGCCTACCTTGTAATGGCATTGGCGTTCATGCAGGAAAGGAAGAACAATGACCAGCGATAACCGCAATGTGACGCGGCTAACAGTAAGCCGTGAGGAATGGAGGAAGATGGAATCCGGGGAGACAAGCTTCATCCTCCGCGAAACCCAATCGCCATACGAGACTGTGGCCTTCGTGCTCACGGACGCCTTCACGGGAACGCATCTCGGCAACGCCATCATCCTCGAAGAAACCCCGTTTGGCGACTATGAGGCCAGCCCTTGGACATGGAGCATGTTCGCCAAGCTGACCGGCATGACTGCGCAGGAACTCAAAGAACGGTTCCCCGCAGAAGCGAAGATGGAAAACCCATCCGCATGCGCGATGTACCTGTATGAAATCAAACCGATAAGCGACAAGGAGCTGTTGCAGCGCCTTTGCGACGAATAAGGAGAAAGAAAATGCTGAACGACATCACCATCGAACAGTGCGTGGACCATCAAGACCTCATCCTGCCATATACGGAAAAACAGTTGAACCCCAACTCGTATGACGTGACCTTGCAAGACACCATAATCGTCTACGTCAAGGATATGGAAGGCGGTTACGCGGACGGCGGCGACCACACACTGCACGGCATCCACACCAAACCCGTCAAAATCGATTATTGCTACATGCTTCAGCCCGGACAGTTCGTCCTAGGCGCCACCGTGGAGAAAATCAGCCTACCGGACAATATGATGGCACGGTTCGATGGGAAAAGCAGTCTTGGTCGACTCGGACTCTGCACGCACGTGACCGCAGGCTTCATCGACGCCGGATTCATCGGAACCATCACCGTCGAATTGAAGAACGAGAACAGTTTCCCCATCATGCTGAGACCCGGCATGCGAATCGGCCAAGTGTCATTCGAATATTTGAACGATGCGGCTGTGAAACCGTACGGCATGGTCGGCCACTATCAGCATCAGAAGGCTCCGCAGCCCGCGGTGGAGGTGTGATATGAAATCACCAAGACAATGCCTCGACTGCGGTCGAGACATGACATTAGAGGAATGGTATCCCGAAATGCTGTGCGAAACCTGCAAGCAGGAAATCGATTCGGCATTGACGGACGAAGACAGACAGGAAGGATTGGAGTATCCAGATGAGTCTTATTAGAAAACTAGCACACCTCGACCCGAAACTATGCAAGCATTGCCTAAAAAAACTCACCACGAAAGAAATGTACCTGCTCAACGGATATTGTACGAAATGTTGGAGGTTGCGCGGTGGCGATTGAGCATGACTGGCGTGACAGCGGCAAATACTATCTAAGCCCTGAGCAGGAGAACGCCGTGAAAATGCGAAGCATCGCACGGTACGGCGCCGACGCGCAAACCACCGTCTGCATGGAGGAATTCGCCGAACTCATTCAGGCAATCGGCAAGCTCAAACGCTACAATCCCGAAGACCCGACCAATATGGTCGGCAGAAACGAGCTTATCGAAAACCTGTATGAGGAGATGGCCGACGCGCTGATATGCTTCGACCTGCTGGTCGAAATATACGGCTTGAAACCATCCGACTTGCGGCGCATGATAGACCATAAGGTGTGGCGCATGAAGCAGAAGATGGAAGCGCAAGGAGAGAAGTTCTGATATGGAAATCCTGAAACTCATCATCGGCAACACCGCTCTGCTGGGATTCGTCGCGGCCATCATGTGGGCGTGTGACGAGTGGGACACGCGTGCCTTCGTCGCATACGCGGCGACGGTAATCCTAGTGAATGTGGTATGCGTGCTATTGGATAAGTAAAGAGAAAGCCCCCGCATGAACCTTGCGAGGGCTGAGGAGAAACCAAAGGAGGGCTGCTGGAAAAACTTCCAACAGTCTTTATTGTATCAGACTAACGGCACATTGTCAAATACCAGTCGCTGCCGGACTCGGTGCCGATTGCTACATACCTCGGCTGGCCCGAAGAAGCGCCGACATAACGACCCCACAGGAAGCCGTCAGCATAAGCGCCCCAACCATCCAACACGACCTTCTCGCCTCGACCGTAACCAGCCACAACCTGACCCTTCAGCGACGGTTCGGTGCGCACGTTCAACGCATCGACAGTAACCTCGTACGTGGTGGCGACCACGGTAGGAGACGGGGAAACCACCGGCACAGGAGCTGGATTCACGGGGGTGTTCGCGCCGACACACGCATACCTGTCCCAAGCGGCCTTATCGCCAGCGAAATAGTTCAAATCAAGCGAACCGGAATAACCGCCGATATGACCGTTCGAAGTGAACTGACGCATCGGATACGCCACATACGACCAAATGGAATCGGCATCCTGCCAGCCGACCGCATCCATGGACGCATAGCACGCCTCCCAAATGCCGCAATCATGCTTGGCGCAAATGTCCTTGATGAATGGGATTTCGGAACGCTGGGCATACACGAGCGGCTTCACGCCGGTCAGTCGGATGTACTGGTAGAGGAATTCGTCAAGATAGGCTCGATTGCCCCAAGCGGCGTTATCGTCCGCCTCCCAGTCAATGGCTGGCACGAACTTCTTCAGGTAGCCCTTCGTGTGTTCGGCGAAGAACAATGCTTCCTCGGCGGCGCCTACGCCACGGATATAGTGCATGTAGCCGACAGCCATGCCACGAGCTGCGGCGGCCTGAATCTTCGCGTCGGCGCCGACCCACACGGAATTCACGAGACCATGGTCGTTCGAGCATTCGCCAGCTCCCCAAGTACACTGGACTACCACGCCATCGGCGTCAATCTTGGAAACGTCAATGACGGCCTTCCAGTTGCTGATGTCCACAATCCTCATTATTTGGAAACCTCCGTATCCTTAATATGCTCGCCAGTCACCTTAGCCTTGTCGGACATTGCGAAGGAAGCCGGACTGATTGAATCCGTCTTGCCGCTCGACGCCACGCACGTCAACACGCTGGCAATGGCGGCGACCAAGGCGATGCCGCAGACGTTCAGCCAATCCACTTCGAACAGACCGACGCCACCGACCACGCCAGCCGACAATGCCGCCTGACATGCGGTGCGGATTGCACGCTCCAACGTGTCAACCCAAAAATCCTTAGTGAACAATATTCTGCTCCTTACTATTATCGTTTTCCAACGGTTCTATTGTACTCCTTAGCCCGTCTGGAAGTCTTGGCTTCGGATACTGTTTCAAGAATTCGGGGTCGAGAACGTTGCAGAGTTCGCCAAGCCAATGCCCCATCGAACGAATGTATGAGGTTTTCAAATCGTCCTGATAGCGGAGTTCGTCGCGTTCTCGAATGAATTCGGCAAGCTTCTCGTCCTGCCGGTCGATTTCCCGCTGCATGTTCAATTGGGCTTCCGAGAGTCGCCTGTAGGCTTCGCTCAGGTCGCCGCGTCTGTTTTGCATCCAAGTGACCGCTGCGACCACGATGGCGCATAAGCCGGTCACTAGGGCGACGATAATATCAGTGCTCATATGGCACTATTCTAGCCGATAATTGCGATTATGTCAGGAAAGGTGATAAGTGGCGTGGGTGGAACATGCCGTGGTGTGACATTCACCTCGGTGCGAACAAGGTACACATGTGGGCTTCTGGCGGTACAGGAAACATCCAACTGCTGACCGCGAGCATCAATCTGACCGGCTGGGGTTCGAAGGTGGTTGTCGGACAGGTAAATAACAGCGCATTCTATCCAGCAAACTCCGAGAGCATCTATGCATCAACGAGAGACAGCTATTTTCCGACCGTTGCAGGCGTTGTAGACAACGGAAACGTGTACGTCGAATATGCCGGTGGCCCTTCAGGGGGTCGCATCGTTTCCTCCATTTTCACCTACAATATCGGCTAAGCCCTCCAATCGGACTACGCCAGCTGGAAGGAGAAACTACCGGAAACCCACTCTCCTTTCACGAAGTCACGGTTAGCGGTCGGACGGATGTTGATATCGTTGTTGATGACTTGCAGCACCACATCCTTGTTTGATGTGGCGATATTCAGGTCGATGCCATTCGTCTTAAGAGAGTCGGGAAGGGCCATTACGTGCGAAGAATCCCAAGCTTTTGCGTTACGCCAATCTCCGGCGCGATTGAACCAGAAGAACCCGTTCGCAATGCCATTGTGGACGGTGCCGCGAATCTGCACGATGTCCCATCCGGCAGTGTTCTTGTTAAGAAGGTTGCGCTCCGTGAAGAGTCCTTCGAACTTCCACTTATCACCTTTCCTGACATAATCGCAATTATCGGCCACGTTATGCAGCAGCGTGCCTTCCGGCACCATTGTCATGGCGTCACGCTGCGCGGAAGTCTGCACACGCAGCATGTCACCCTTCATCGCCGCGCCGATATACGTCTGCGTGATGACCACGCCAGCAGCGGCCGTGTTCGACACGCCAGCCGGAAGCAGCACTTGAGCCAAAGCCAAAGCGCCAGCCGGAACGCTGGGAGCCACAGGCGTCGCCGCGGCCACGCCTTTCGTAACACCAAAAATAGGATTGTCGGAATCGTCTGACATTGGCGGACGCGACTCTTTCTGCTTCACATACACGACGTCGATACGCGAATTGGCGGACGGTGCGGCAGACAGCGGCACTTTCACATCGCCATCGTTCTGGATAAGCAGCGCGCCGTAACGGTTCAGCACCGCGTTGAACGGATGCACCGTCACACTCATGGAATCGCTGTTGCCAGTCACGAGATTATCCTGCGAACGGTCGAGAATGCCCGCAATCGGCAGCATCGTGGTCTTATCGCAGACGAACAGGCCGCTCATGTCGCGGCGCGCATCCAGAAACGACGCTTTACCGGACACTGCGAAGATGCTATTTCTCAACGCCATTATCAATCTTTCCTTCCAGCGCCTTCAGGCGCGACTCCAATTCGTCGATACGGTCATGGGCGAGATGGGCTTCATGTATCGCCCACACGCCCAGCATCGGATAGTTGATGCCAACAGGCTCGTAATCATTATTATACTCGACGAACAGCCCCAAACCGTTATCGTCCAACTCTTCGGCAATCATACCAACGTGGATGGTCGCGCTATCGCCATTCAGGTTCACGTCGTCGATGAAACGGTAGAGCGTCCAATCCACGGAACGCATCTGCTCCAACGTGATGCCCGGCTTCATGAAATCCTGCTTCACCTTACGGCTGGACTGCGACGTGCCCATCGTGCCGTCCGACAACGCCCACACCGCACGCCACGGGCCGACTGTGAACAGATTATTGTAGGCGTTCGTCGTATGCGTGCCACCACGGTCGGTAGACAGCACACCCCAATTCCAAGCATTGCACTTCTGGTCGATGGTCGCACGGTCATACGAGTTCCGGCTGATGGACGCGGCCACAGTCTGGTCGATGTTCGCGCTGATGTCCAACACCTTCTGAATCGCCTGAGTCAACTGCGAGCCGGAAGGCTTCTCCAATTCGCGCAGGCGCCGACCATACTCGTTCAGGGTGGATACGAGCTTGTTGGTCGCTTGGGCCGGATTCTTCACGTCGATGGTATCCACGTCATCCGCCGCTAAGGGGGTGCCGTCAGCGGACTCGCCCTGATGCACTACGATTTCCACTATTCCACCGTCACTTTCACACCGTCGAACACGTCACCAAGGGTGAACGTAATCCAATTCGAGCTTTCATCGGCTTTGATGCCGGTGATGCGCCGCATATGCGCGCCATCCACATAATACCAGTCGCCACTCGTCGTGAACCTGATGTAATCGCCGACCGTATAGTTTGCGAGCGTCTGATTCACGGAATGCAGGTATCCGCGATGCACTTTCGCCTCAGTGGACGATACCGGCTGCCAGTAGACGGCCGCAGCCTCGTTCGCATACGCTTGCAACGTGTCCTGACGTTTTACGGTCGAATGGCTTGAATCCACGCTCTCCCAAATCGGCGCCCCCGCATTTTCCAGAACGTCCGTATAGGCCGACGCGACGAGCGTCTTATCGTCGGACTTGCCGGACGTGAACCATTGCAGCGAGGCGAGCTTGTCGCCATCATCCGTCGCGGACAACGATGCGATGCCCGGCTGCAAGGCGGACGCGCTGAAATGGTGGGTCTCTCCGCCAAGCAGTGGATGGCCGGTCTTCATATGCCACTCGTAGCCGAGACCGTCGGCCGTGCGCGTTGGGAAGAATCCGATGTCGCAACCGTTCTGGTAGTTCGTGATGTTCGTCAGCACCTCGCCAACATAGCTGAGGTCTACGGCCTGATAGTTCGCTTCGGACTTGCCAACCTCCGCAGCCTCCAACACGACGGGCACATGGCTGTGGGGCCAGCTCATGGCCTGTTCGACGAGATTGCGTGCGACCGTGTTCCACGTGACGTTCTTATAGTGCGTGTCGTATTGGGAATCCGGCGAGCCATCCGACTTGATAAGGCTTTTACCCATCGCCTTCGCCGGAAGAATAGTCCGATGGTCAAAATACGTCCACATTCCTGAAGCAACCAAGGTGAGGACGCCAGAGTCGGCGTCATAGTCTCGACGCATGAGCACTCCTCCGACCGTCAGCCCATCATCCTCGGCGACCATGACGGTCTTGCCGATGGCGGCGGTGTTCCTCAAATCCAACAGTCGCGCATCGTTCGCAATATATTGGACGCGCGTATCGCCGGACGAAGCGTAGATGGGCACTTTGACGGTGAGCGAGTCAGTGTCGTTCAGCCTCATCTCCCATTCCGCCGACGTGTGCGGCAGAGGGATGATGCGGCGCCCAGTCAACAAATCCGCGAGGTAGACTTTCACCGCCAAGCCTCCTTCCACTCGACCGTCATCGTCGGCTCGCCCGACTGCACGCCCAACGGCGTGAACTGTATCGTCGCGTCGCCCGATGGACGGAACCAGTTCTCTTCGGCGAGAAACATGCTCAAATCGGACTGGTTCTGGAACAGGACTCGTTCATCGTCAAAGTCGAACACCATCGTCTCGTCCGGGTTGATTTGACGGTGGAATTCGACCGCTTCGCCGGTTTCGATGCAGTGGATGCGCACGCCTTCCGACAATCCGCCTCTGATTTTCACGACAAGATGCGTCGGCGCGAAACCGCTTCCGGTGATGGCTACACGTCCCGGATTGCCGACTTCGCCTTCGGACAATGGGTCAGTCAGTGGGTCGGTGATGCCTTCGCCGTCAGTCGGCACGCCGACCGTCTGCGAGCGCAAAGGCCCATACAGGTAGGGGGATGGCGCGAGTAATCCAATCTGGAACGCGGCCTTCCCACGATACCGGTATTCGTCCACGGTCATCGACCTGAGTTCCGCATCGCATGACAATGTGACGCCAGCGCCCTTCTGCACGGTGACGGGAACCAAACGTCCGGCCATGCCGCGAAGACGGCGCATCATCTCGTCCGTATCCTCGACCGTACTGGTCGCATAATAGCCGTTGATGGTGATGGTGCGTCCATCATAGTATGTGGTGCCGGGAATGGCGTTGCCGTCGGCCCTAGCCCAAGAATCCTGTTCGGTCTTGGCTGACGGCAAATCGTCGAAACCGCTCATGGACACCAGTGTGAACTCGTGTCCGGCGTCGCCGTAAAGCGTGATGTCACCCACGGTGACGGTTATCGTGCTCAAGGTCTGACACTTCCAATCATCTCATTGTTCAAAGCGTATCCGAATCGGCGGGCCACCAGTTCCACGTCGCTCAACGGGCTTGCCACCACATTGTCGATGTGGACGCCGCCGGCATACCGCTGGTCGCCAGCCGACACCATTCCAGTATAGTCTTTCAACTGCGGCGCCGACACCATGCCAAGACCGCTGGCGTCAATCTGGTCGAAATCCAAGGAGCCGAGCACGCCGTCGACCTGACCGCGCACGAACGCCCCTTGGGCGCCGATGGCCTTGCCGAAGTCGCGCATAAGATGCTCGCCGGACACGGACGTGTAGCCGGAACCGGAGAACGGGCCGACCTTAGCGGGAGAGAACGGGAAGAAGTCTCGAACCTTCTGCAACGCGCCCTTCACCGCGCTTTTCACGCTTTCGACCGCGTTGAGAATACCCTGCTTGAAACCGTTCATCAACGCGGCGCCGGAATTGACCAGCCACGAGCCAGCGCCAGCGAACAGGCCCATGATTTGGCCCGGAATGCCTCTGATAAAGCCGAGAATGCGACCACCCAGCCCGGCGAACGGTCGGGCGATGTTTCCGATAATCGCAGGAACCGCGCCCACAACAGCCATGAACATTCTGGGGAAGTTCGCGGCGATGCTAGTCACCACGCTAATGAAGGCGCCCAGCAGCGTTGGCAGGCCGTTAAGGATGCCGGTCACCAATCCGCCGATGATGGCGGGCAGCTGGTTGATGATGGCGACGGCGATGCCCGGCAATGCTGCGGCCAACGAGGTTATCACACTGGTAATCGCGGACATCAATGCCGGAATCAGCGTTGGCAATGCGGCGGCGATGCTCTGTCCGATGGTCGGGAGCGCGGCCACCACGGTGGCGCCCAACGTCTGAAGGCCGGAAGCCAAGGACGCGCCGAATCCGCTGATGAACCCGGCAACCGCCGCGCTATTGTCGCTGATGGCGCTGAACGCGGCTTGAACGCCAGCCACCAACGCCTGACCAAGCGAGGTCATGAGCGACGGAATCTGCGCCGCCATCGTAGCGAACAGCGTGCCGAACGCCGTCAGCATCGGCTGACCGTAGGTGGCGATGAAGCCGGGCAGCTGGGCGAACATGTCGGAGAACGCTTGCGTGATTTGCGGCAGCATCGTCATCAGCGCGGGTGCGAGCGTCTGCCCAACGCTCATGAGCGCGTTGGCGATGCCCGGCAGCGCCGCGGTGATGCTCGCCACCATCTGTGGGAGGGCTGCGGCGAACGCGCTCGCCATGGCGGGCAGTTTCGTCTGGATGCCGGTAAGCGTATTGTCGAGGCTTTTCTGCCATTCGTCGAACTTGCCTGTCATCTGGGCCGGGTCGAGTTTGAACAGTGTCTGGAATCCGGTTGTCAGGCCGGTGAATATCGCACCGGTCACACCCAGCTGGGATGCGATGCGGCCAATCCCGCTGATTGCAGTGCCGACTCCTCTCAAGGCCACGCTGAAGCCCTTCAACGCGCCGGAAGACACCTTCGACGCGGCGGAGCCGATGGTGGCGAACGCCGCCTTTCCGGCGGACGCCAACGGGCTGAACCGTCCGGCAAGACGCGACACGGCGCCATCGAACGTGGCCGAGAGTCCGGCGCTCACAGTCTTAGCTGCGGACGTCAACGGTGCGAACGGGTTCTGCCCTTTGAACGAGCCGAAAACCTTTTCAGCAAGACCGCCGAATGGCGCCGACAACGCGGATGCCGCTTCGGAGCCGAACGACTTGAGCGCGCCCTTGACGGAGGAAAGCCCATTGCCGACCACAGCACCAAGCTTGGACACGGTGTCGCCGATACCGGTCACGTCCAGCATCTCGCCGAACGCCGTCCTGAACTCGGACGCCTTGCCTCGCACGTTCTCGACGATGGAGAGCACGCCGGATTCGACGTCGGCACGCATGGATTCCATCTTCGTCTTGACGGATGCTGCGGCGTTTGAGAAGACTTCGGCGAAAATCTCCTTGACCGGCGCCCACTGCTGCGCCGTGTTCGCGAAATAGTTGGACAATCCTGTCTTCAGATTGCCGAACGTCTGCATGATGCTGTCGGACGCGGACACGGCGGAGCCGACCAACGGAAGGAACATGTCTGGAATGTTCAGGCCGGTCAGTTCCTTGAACTCGCGGCCAACCTGCATGAGCTTGTCACAGTAGATGTCAGCGCTCTGTCCGGCCGTGTCCAACGAATGGTAGACGTCCGAATCCACGACGATGGTGTCGGCGGCGGCGCGAATGTCACGGAGCGCTTGGATGAGGGACGGGGCCTTCTTCCGTGCGGCGGCATCCACTTCGGTGTTGAGGGTTTCGAACGCTTTGAGGAACGCTTCGGGAAGAGCTTCCGCGTCGGCGCCCATCGCGTTCAAACCGTTTTGGAGCAGCTTCACATTGTCGGACGCCTGCCCCACGCCATTGCGCAGGTTGGTCGCGGCCTGCTGGACGGTTTCGAAGCCTTCAGCGCCCTTCTCACCGAAGCTGAACGCGTAAGTAGCCAAGTCTTCGAACGCGACGTTGAACTTGCCTAACGCGTTCTGCGCCTTCGTCGATTCGGACAATGTTTTCGACATCGCAGCGGCCATGGACGCGAGCTTGCCGATGGCCGCAGACGATGCGGACACGGCGGCACCGAACGCGCTTGTGAAGCCTGAGCCAAGTTTGACAAGCGTGTTCTTCACGCCGACCAGCGCGTTGCCGATGAACGGGATGCGGGATGCGAACCGGTCGTTCGTGGCGACCATGAGGCTGAAGACGGTGGTGCCAATGACGCCTACGGTATTCAGTGCGTCACCCAAAGCGGATAGGAGGTTGGCGTTCTGCGAGTTCAGGCTGATAAGGTTGGTCAACGGGGCGAGGAACTGTTCGACCTGCTGTGCGTTGAACGCCTTGTTGACGGCTGGCGCAAGCTGGTTGACGAACGTTCCTGCCAACGCCGCGGCCGCGTTCGACAATGGCACGAATCCTGCGAGCATTTCGCCAAACGTGTCCACCATGCCAGAATTGGAAACGGCGGTCAACGCTTTGCCGAGGTTGGCGGACAATGCGGTGGCGGCTTCCGCAGACCTTGCGCCAATCGTGTTCTTGATGCTGTTCCACGCGCGGTCCGCCGTGATGGGCATGGCGGCGAACTGCTGTTCGATGGCGTCGGCGTTCTCAAGCACAGTATCGTAGAGGGCTTGGCCGCTGATTGAACCTTCCTTGCCCAACTGTTTCAGGTCGCCTACGGAAGCGTTGAGATGCTTGGCGAGCATTCGTGCGATTTGCGGCGAGTTCTCCATGATGGAATTCAGTTCATCGCCGTTGACGATGCCCTTGCCCAATGCTTGGGTAATCTGCCGCATGGCACTGGACGCTTCCTGAGTGGATGCGCCGGTGCTAATCATGTTCATGTCGAGCAGTTTGGTGAATTTCGCGGCGTCGCCGTAATTGGTCACGACTTCCGGCGCGAGTGTGCGGAGACGTGCCGCGGACTGGATGAAATCGTCCGTGGTGACGCCGACCTTGTTCGCGTACTCCAATGACGTTTCGAGCGAGCTTTTATAGTCTCCGGTGGCGCCTACCGCGTTTTTCAGCATGGCGGTGGTCTGACCCCACTGGTTGCCCATCTCGATAATGTTTGACGTGACGTTTTTGACGGCCTTGCCGACCGATGCGACCGCGGCAATGGCAGCGGCTGCGTTCAGATACTTGCCGAGGTCGAGGCTTGCGAAGCTGTCCCCGAAAGCGTTGGCGGAACGCCGTCCACCAGCAGTGAAGGAGGCGAACACGCTATCGAGCGCGCCTTTCACTCCGCCTTGCAGGTTGAGGCTCTTGTTGAACGAGCCGGAAAACAGTCTGGACATGCCCAAGCCATTCGAAGCGAAGAGTCGGCTTGTGCCGGACGCCAGCTTGGGCTGGATGGCGGGGGTGAGCACCGCGCCCTTGCTTGCTTTGACAAGTGCGGACTGCAAGCCTTCCAACGATGGAAGCACTTGTATCCATGCGGTCGCGATGCTGCCCTTTGCCATCTATTGTTCCTTTCGGTGAAGACCCAACGCCTTGTCGATGTCTTCAGTGTTCATCGAATCGAGTTCGTAATCCTCCTTCTTGGTGTTCTTCTGGTTTTCCGGCAATACGCTTTTCGGTTTCCGCCCCTTGCCGGAGTAGGGGGCGAGCGTTGACTGTTGGATGATGTCGAGCAGTCGGGCGACCGCGCCGAACGTGCCTATGAGTTTCGCCCGCTCCAATATGGAGTATTGTCGTGGACTGCCGTATTGGCTTGCGAAATCGGCCAAGATTTGGCTGTCCCACTTGTCCGGGTTTATCGCATAGGTCAGTCTTTCGACGGTGATTCCGTAATTGTCGGCAATTTTCCCGACAGGTATTCCCATGCGTCGATGATGTCATCGTCAACAGCGGTCATAAGCTGCTCGTACTTGGATTCGGTCAGAACGCCTTGCATGAGCTTGTCGATGAGCCATACGGTTTCCATGCTGTCTTCCATGCTGTCGCTGTGGATGGCTTGCTGGAATTTGCGGTTGCGGAGGAGTTTCGCGTAGTCGTCGGCCCATCCGTCTTTGAAGTCTTCGATGGTGATGGTGGGTTTGCGTTTTGCCATTGGGTTTCCTTTCGTCGTCTTTTCTATATAAGGATACCCCACATGCCGGTCAATCAGTGTGGGCATGTGGGGTATGGTTCGGCTGCCACAGTGGGATAAACCCGCTGGTTAGCCGAAGCTGCTGTCAGCAAGCTCTTCCGAATCGTGGTCGGCATCCGAGTTTGGAGAGCTTGCGTAACCGTTTCGAGCGTTATCGCCATCGCTCGTGTTTTCAACAGTGGATTTCAGACGAACATTGCGCCTTTCGGCAGGGTGGTCAACCTCACCGTTCGTCGTTTTCCCACCTCCTTCAGCCACCGTCGCATCAGTGGCGGCGGCTGTAAGGCGTTGATTCGGATGGCCTACGCTTTTGGGATGGTGATGTACTGGGTCTGAGCGGGATGGTCGGCGGTCGGATAGGCGGTGATGGTGAAGTCGAAGTTCACAAGAGCCGTATGCACGTGGCTGATGTCGCCGGTGATGAGGAAGGTTGCGTCGGCCATCACGTTGCGACGCTTGCGGCCACCCTTCAGCATTTCGTCGATGACGATGACATGATGCTCAAGGTCGCCAGCCTGCTCCTTGACGGTGATGACGCCATCCTTGCCTTCGGTGGCGGCGGTGACGGTCACGTTGGTGGAGCCGTAGGCAACCCTAAGCAGGTCTTCGTTCAGGGCTTCGATGCAAGTGCCGGTCCAAGTCTTGGAGAACGTCGGGTCGGCCTGTGCGACGGTATCACCGCCGGCGGCCACAATGTCATCGCCCGGTTCGAACGATGCGGGTTCGGTCAGACCGTCTTCGGACAGGTAGCCAAGGCCGACGAATGCCGCGGCCAGTTCGGTGGTGGCGTCGTCGGGGATGGCGGTGCCCAGTGGGGCGACCCAAATATAGCCGGACTTGTTGGCACTGGCGCCCGGCTTCGAGAATGTCACGTTTGCGGAAGACTGCTTTGCGCCCATCTCATTTCCTTTCGTTGTTAACGTTTAATCAGTGGATGGGCGGCGTTTCCGCCGCCCATGTGTGAGGTCACTCAGTGGTGTGGGTGATGGCGTAGAACTTGCTGGTTCCGCCGATGAAGCCCCAGCCGATTGCGACTTCGGTGCGGAGCATCACCTTGTTGACTGCGCCCAAGTCGCCTTCGGCGGAGTTGTCCGGGTTGCCGGAGTCGAACACTTCGATGCCGGACAGCGGGATTGCGCCCCAGACGAAACGGTTGGCGAAGTCGCCGATGACAGCATCGAGCGCCTTCTTGGTCAGCTGGCCGGAGCCGGTGGCCGCGGCGGTGTCGGACACGGTGTTGGAGGCTGCGAGGGTGACGCCACCGAGGTTGACCATGTTGCCGATGAGCGGGACGTCGGCGGCATACTGGGTCGGCGTGCCAATGGTGGTGAGACCGTCACCGATTGCGGCCAGATAAGCGGAGGTGGTGACGCCCTGTGCGGACGCGTCGCCCTGTGCGGCGACCTGTCGCACCGCCTGCTTGAACGCGGTGGCCGCTTCTGCTCCGGTGCCCGGCGTGTAGCTGATGTCTCCGGCCTTGTCGAGCACGTATCCGTTGGTGCGTGCGACGGTGGATGCGGCCTTGGTGGCCGGGTTGACGCCGAAGATGGGGGCGAAGTCGAGGGCGCGGCTGATTGCGCGGTTCACGTACGTGCGGTACTGGTCGAGGATTCCGGCCTGATACGGCTGTGCGAGGATGCTCTGAAGCATGGTCTGCGGAGAACCGGCGCGGAAGGTGGCGTCGGTCGGATTGTAGGCGCCGTCAACGCCGAACAGCTGAAGGAACTTCTTCGGGAAGCGATAGGAGATGTAGAAGGTGATTGGGTTGATGGTCACGACACCGTTGGTGGCGTCGTTGGAAGACTTCTTCTTTTCGGCTTCGGTTTCGCCGGTGGCGCCTTCGCCGAAGATGCCCATTTCGCCGGAGAAGTCGATGGTCTGCATCTGGGTGCCGATGAGGTCGATTGGAGTGCTGTTGGAAATCCTGGCGATGGCTCCTGCTGCGGGCTGTTCGGAAATCAGCTTGCGGTCAACGAAGCCGGGCTTCAGTTCGATTGTCGCTAGAGACATGACTGCCTTTCGTGGTTGAGGTGGATGATGTCGGCCTTCTGCATTGCGGCCCCGACTCGGCCTCTACCACGATTGTTTCCGGCTGTGTGCGCCTCGACCCCACTGTCGCCAGTGAGTATGCCCTTGCATTGTTTAACGACTGTGCGGGGCGTTTCAAGTCGGTACATTTTTGGGGAGACGGTCGGTTTCGGCATGGTGAACGAAGCTCTGATTGTCTACCGACCATCTCCAAGACATAGCATAACACCCCGTCTGACTTTCGTCAAACGGGGTGTGTGCAAACCAGAATCACAAGAGAGGAGTTGCACATTGCTGCGCAACAGTTCTTATTCTACCACCTTCTCGTCGCAGTTCGCGTTCGGCGTGTCGCGGGACTTGCTATGTGGTCCGATTTGGCGCGGTTGCACCGCATGTGCGCCGGAACGAGATTGTCAATCCTGTCGCTGCCACCGGCCGCGCGGGGTATCACATGGTCCGCGGTGAACGCCAGCGGATGCGCGGTGTTGCGGCCCCAGTAGAACGGTTCGCCGCAATAATAGCAGGGCGCCCCAGTACGCTTGGTGCGTTCGCGCAGGATGGAGCGGTTGCGGTGGTAGAGTCCAGTATCCTTACCCATCAGGCAATCACCTCCCGAACCTTACGTTCCTTCGGACGGTTGACACCACGATACCATGCGGCGATGCTGACGCCCTTCAACCCGGCCGTGGTTTCGGTCTTGCGAATCGGAGCGAACTTCCACTGGTCATCCGAACCGGATTTGAGCTTCTGTGCGTTCTGCACTTCGGCGGTCAATTGCGGATTGTTCGTATGCTTGAACCGCCCCTCGTTCAGCAGGTCGAGGAATCCTTGCTGGGAGGCGAGGAATTCGGTGCCGGTCAATTGGATGACGTTCAATCCGCGGGGGAGCATGTCCCTTATCGGATTGTTCAATCCGCCAGCGTCCAAGATGAGCGTGGTCTTGCGGGGGCGCGTCTTCAGCTCGTCAGCGACCCACTGCCATGATTCGGCGGTTGGGCGTTCGTCCACGATTTCGCCGATGATGTACGCCCACTTGTCGTAATGCTGCGAGCCGACCACCACCTCTTCGGTGCTGGCGGCGACGCTGAGGGCGAGCGTGCTGGTTGTCGGGTCGAAGGTTAGCGCGTAGACGAGCGTGTCGCGGTCATGTTGGAGGTCGGAGTATGCGCTGTCCCACAAGTCCATCGGGATTGCGGGAGGAATGCTGTCCGCCCACCATAGGCCCAAGTCTTGAATACGGAAGTCGATGAGTCCGTCCGCGCCGCCCTGTTTGGCTATCGCCACGTCGGTGAGGAACGCTTCGCGTGGAATCACGTCCGGGTAGAGCGGGTTGGTGAGCGCCCACAACTGCTCGTCTTCGATGTCCGCCGTCTCGTCATCGATGCCGTAACGCACCGCATACGACATGTCGTCGTTTTCCGCGTTGTCGAGGAACACGTTGAACGTGTCGCCGATGGACGAGGGGAGGAACGGCGTGCCCGTGTAGACTATCATCGCCATGCGGCGCGTCTTCAACGTCTTGGTAATCATCGCCTCGTATTCGGAGCGAAGTTCCTGAGCCTCGTCGAAGATGACCAAATCGAACGTACCACCCATGCCTGCGGAAGCGCTCTTACGGGAGCGGAACCGGACGAACGCGCCGTTCCTCAACTGTAGGCGCTCGCGCCCCATGGTGGTGCTGAAATGCGTGACTTCGGCCTTCAGTTCGGGATTCGAATCGATGGCGTCTTTCAAATCCTCCATGATTTTGTTGGCGGCAATCTGCTCGTGTGCGGTGACGAGCACGTTTAGCCCGAGCACGAACAGGTAGTAGAGGATTGGGGCGGTGAGGATTTTCGTCTTGCCGTTCTGTCGTGGCATGTTCAATGCGACGCGCTTGTATTTCCAAGTGCCGTCCTTCTTGCGTTGGAAGGCGTTGTTCAGGAATTCGATTTGGAACGGGAGGATTGCGTTTCCACGACCCCAGTTCACGTATTCCGCGGCCATGATTGCCACGTCGGACGTGGGGCGGACGTTCGCCCTCCAATTTGGATTCTTCACCAGCATGTCACACCACCTGATACTTCTTGAGGATGTCGGCGTTAGCGCCCTTGCCGTAGGCGTCGCCGATGGATGCGATGTCCTGCGCGGTCTGCGGGAACGTGAGTTCGTAATCCAATGTGATGCCCAATGGTTCGAACACGGCGTTCAAATCCTGTTTGATGATATAGATTCGGCTGACGAAGCTTTCACGGTTAGACACCAACGATTGGGTGGTCGCTCCGAGCGTGTCCAGAATCTGCGCGTCCTGCGGTGGGAGTCCGGTTTCCATCTGGAAGCTCAGCGCCGTGTTTTGCAGGAGGGTTTTGAGCTGTCCGTTATCCCATTGGCTGAGTCGTTTGACTTCGGGCCGGACGATGGTGTCGTGGTCGTCGTTGGCGTCGAATTTCGTCCAGTCGGATGGATTCTTGCTCGGGTCGGCTTTGATTACCACGTCGGGGGAGGTGCCGACCACGACGGGTTCGGGCAGCATGAGGTGTTCGATGTTTTTGGAGATGAGTCCTTCGATGACCATGGCGCGCTGCGCCAACAGTATGGCTTGGTCGGTGACTGGCGCGTGGCTGAGGGTGAGGCATCGGAGGTTTTCGTCGATTTCGTCGGCGTTCTCGTCATAGCAGCGTCCGTCCAAGCCGACTGCGGCGACCTTTTCCAATTGCAGGTCCGTGGAGGGGAGGTAGTCGGTGCTGAGCGGGTCGCCGTCCTGCATCAAAAAGTAGGAGTTGACGCCGCCGACCGCTTTGGAGAGGATGCGGGTGAAGCTGCGTTTGCCGACCGCGCTGAAGTTGGTGACGCGCACGCGCATGGCGTATGCGTTCTTGACGAGTTCAACCCATGGGAATGAGATTGTCTGTTCGTCCACGATGGTGAGTGTCATGAGCGTTTCGCTTCCTTCGCTACGAGTTTCTGAAGAGTGGTTTTCGGCGCTTTGGCGGCGGTGGTCTTGCTTTTGTGCGAGTCCACTTTCACCGCTTCGTCGAAGTTTTTTGTCATGGTCATGAGCAGCTGCATGAAGCTGACGTAGTTTCGTTGCGCGTTGCTTGCCATGCTCATATAGTATTCGCGGTCGTCGTCGGATGTTTCGGCTTTCCGCCCGTACTCTTCCATGTCCGAGTAGGCTTTGTCGATGAGTCCGTTGACCTGTTCCATGCGGCTTGAGAGGGCTTCTTCAGTCTTCCCTGCCATAAATCCTCCTTAACTGTTCGGCCATTCGGCGGTGTTGTTCTCGATACCATCGTACCATTTCGGCTTTCACGATGGCGCGGCGCGTCGGGCTTTCGACATATTGGGGGTCGGTGTTGTTGATGGTTGGCGTCATGTGGTGCTGTTCCTTACGTAGATTTTGCAGTCGCATCCGGCGTGTCTCGCCCAGACGCCGTAATGGTTCGCGTCGTATGGGTGCCATATTCCGCATCGTTCGAGGCACCATTGGCATGTTTCGCCTACGGATTCGCGTACGACTTCCGTTGTCGAGTCGAGGGCGAACAGGTTGGCGGTCGCCTCCTGCATCGGCTGGACGGCCAGTTCGCGCTTGTATTTGGCAAGGAAGTCCCTGACTGTTTTCTCGGAACGCTGCTGGCTTGTGAGCCAGCCTATTTTCTTGCCGAAGGCGTCGGAGTCGAGCCGTTCTAATCCCAATCCTGCCGATTTTTCCGCGACCTGCTTCCAGATGTCTCCCAAGACCCTGCCGGCCAGATGCCTGTCTCCGTTGACCGCGGCGGCTTGGGCTTGCTTGACCTGCTCGTCGGTGATGATGTCTTTAGCGGCCGGTGAAAGTATTTCCATGAGGTCTTCGACCGACTCCTGTGTGCTCTTCAACTCAGATACTCCAACTGGTAGTCGTAGACGGTGGATGCGCGTCCGTCTTTGGTCGGCTGAACGTCGGTGGTGTTGAGCAGCGGGGCGCCCATGATGTCCCACAGGCTCTGGTTGTACCAGTCGGTCAATGCGTCGCCGATTTCGGCGCTGAGCGTGTTGTCGGTTCCGCCCGAGAGTTCGCGCGTCACCACGGTGATGGCGATGTCCAAGTGTCTGATGTATGGGGTGATGTCGGACGCGTTCTGGCGTGTGACGATGATGAGCGGATACTGGCCGGTGTTCTTTACGGTCGGATACTTGTCGTATACGCGCATGTTGAGTCGTTGTGATAGTCCGTCGATGATGTCGTTGACGATTTCGTTGTCTTTGCTCACAGTCCGAATCCTTTCAGCGTGTCGCCGGAATGCGGCGTCTTGTAGTATTTGATTTCCGTTCCGGCTCGGCGTGTGCCTTTGAAGCTGCTGAGCGTGCGGTATGTGGTCATGGATGGCGGTTTGCCCCTGTATGAGTCCATTCGCAGCTGCGGCATGATTCGTGATGCGACGCGGCGTGACTCCTGTTGGAATCCGGCCGACTGCATCACGATGTTGGTCGCCGCGTTCGGTGCGGCGACCATGATTTTGGCGCCTTTGAGTCTTGCCATCAGTATTGCACCTGCTTCGCGTTGAAGCTCCATTTGAACGGGTTGAACATCACCCTGTTTTCGGGGTCGATGGGTGGTTTGATGGAGGTGACGTGGTAGGCGCTTCCGCAGTATTCGAGTTCGCCGCCGTCGATTTCCGGTGGCGTGTCGGGCGTGGTGACGTGGATGGTGAGCGAGTCCACTTCGGTCATGTTGTCGAATGTGCCGGTGTCTTCGCTCGTGGTGTTCGCGGTCACGATGCCTTTGACGGTGTGTTGGCCGTCGCCGGTGGTGACGGTGATTTCGTGTGTTTTGAGTCCGTAGTGCATCAGAGTTGGAACCTTGCTATGGTGGCGCGTCCGACGCCCAGCTGCTTGAGTTGGTTGCTGGTGAAGAACACGTCGTCCGTGTTGCCTCGCCATTCGCCGGTGAAACTGTAGCCGCCCGCCGTTTGGGTGAATGTTTTGAACGCGCTCAGGTCGGTGTCGCTGTCGGACATGGATTCCTTGCGGCTCACGTCCTGTGCGACGCTGACGCCGATGATGTCCGCGACCATTTGGCGGGTGAGCGGGTCTTCCGTGACCTGCTTGTCCAAGTCGTCGCCTTGGTTGCGGTACATCATGCGGAGCACGTTGGATGCGGCTCCGCGTTTGCGTTCCTCATAGTCCACGAGGTCGATGGGCACTTTGTGGCGCAGGTATATCTCGGTGTCTTCGACGGTGGCGAGCGGCTTCAGTTCGTCGGTCAATCTTTTTCCTTCCAGTCGTACAGTGAGAGTCCCAGCCGCAATAGATGCTCGGCAAAACGTTTTACCAGCTTGTCCTTCTCGTTTTCGTCCAATTCCGTTGGCGTTGTGACCACCACGTCATCGTCGGAGATTGAGAGGGTCGCCGGAACGTTTTCGTCACGCATCATCATGCCGAGGATTCGGATGTCACGCATGCGCGGCTCCCATCCAGTCGGGGGTCTTGGTGGCCGGTTCGACGGTCACTGGCGTGACGCGCGTGCGGCTGTTGATGCTTGCCGCGAGCTGCTTTTCGAAGGCGTCGAGCTTGTCTTCCTCAGTGGGCAGCAGGTCGGCGCTCAATCCGTACTGTTCGGCGATGGCGTTGCGTTTCGCCTGCAACAGGCCAAGGCTGATGCCCTTCTCGCGGGCCTCATTGACTCGCGCTTCGGTTTCCTCGGCTAGTTTTCGGGCGTCTTCGGCTGCTTTCTGGGCTGCTTCGAGCTTTTCGCGTTCCTTGGCGAGCTTTCGGCTGATGATGGCGTCGAGTTGGGCTTGGGTGATTGTCGGCTCCTGCTGTGCCGTGGACGCTGCGCTTCCAGTCGAGCCTTCAGAGCCTCCCATTCCGGTACCGGTCGCATTCGGGTCTGTTCCTTCCACTAGGCGGATTCGCTTGTTCAGGTGTCGTTTGAAGTTCATATCAGCCTTTCCAGTCTGAGCCTCATCGTGAGTTCCACGATGTCCGTAGCAGCATTATACGCCCTGCGCAAGTCCATTCGCGCCTTCAGTGTCTTCGGGTTGTCGTAATCGTCGGGCAGCGCCTCTAGATGCCGTCCGAGTTCTTCTTGGATTGAGCGGGCTTGGTTTTCAATCGTTTTGATGGGTGCAGTCAAGTCTCATATCCTTCTTGTAGGTTGCGACCAGGCAGTCGTGTTCGAAGCCGCCTTCGTCGACGGTCTGAATCGTCGTGTAATGCACTGGCGTGTTCGCGTATTCGCAAAACCATGCGAACGCGAGCATGAGAGTCACCATGACGGCGATTGCTCCGCGTGCGACTGTGAGAAACGTGTCATGCATTCGTGCTCCTTTCCTAGGGTTTTTCCGATGATGGCGCATGCCAGTCCGACGATGCGCGTGGTTCTTATTCTAGTCCGATATGCGAACATGATTCGGCCGTCTTCGGCCACAGTGCATGCGGCTAGGGTTCGTCCGCATCGCGGGCATTCGTAGACGCATGCCAGTCCGTGTCCGGTGGGGCGGATTGCCACGTCCGCCCCATGCCGCGCGCCGGCGTCGCACAGGCGCCCTATCGGATTCG